TGAAGGAATGGACCGGTGCGGACGGTGCCAAAGGCAGCAGCAAAGACTTCCCTGACTTAGTTCGCTACCTTGTTCTTTCCGGCTGTAACAACGTCGAAGGCGACATCCTGCGCCCGCGTGGAGGAGGGAGCTATTGATGAAGGTTTCCCGCGGCGACTGCCTAGAGGTCTTGCGCACCATGCCCGACGCCAGCGTGGATTCCATCGTCACTGATCCGCCCTACGGCCTGAGCTTCATGGGCAAGCGCTGGGACTATGACGTGCCAAGCGAAGATATATGGCGCGAGTGTTTGCGGGTGCTCAAGCCGGGAGGGCATTTACTGGCGTTTGCCGGCACTCGCACACAGCACCGCATGGCCGTCCGCATCGAGGATGCGGGGTTTGAGATTAGGGACATGATTGCGTGGGTTTATGGCAGCGGGTTTCCGAAGTCGCTGGATGTAAGCAAGGCGATTGATAAGGCGGCTGGCGCGGAGCGCGAGGTTGTTGGGACAAGAACGGACGGCAGGGGGAAGTCTCATCAAAAGATCAATAATCACGGCCAAGGTGATACAGGCATCGGACACGCCGATGGCTCGAAACAAACATATTGCGAAACCGCGCCAGCCACCGAATCCGCCCGCCAATGGCAAGGCTGGGGCACCGCCCTAAAGCCCGCGCTGGAGCCGATCACCGTAGCCCGCAAGCCGCTTATCGGCACCGTGGCCGCAAACGTGCTGGAGCACGGCACTGGGGCGCTGAATGTGGATGGGTGCAGGGTGGATGGAGTAGTCACGACAAACCCACTTGTCCGCAATGTCGGCGGATTTGGAAGCGGCGGGCCTTCGAATCAAACACACCCGCCAAAGAGCGTTGTGTCGCAAGGCCGCTGGCCCGCCAACCTGATTCACGACGGCAGCGACGAGGTGGTGGGGTTGTTTCCGCAAACTGGCGTATCAGCGGGAGGAAGGTCTGGTCACACAGCGGCGTATTCTGGCGGATTCAAGCAAGAGCATTACGGTGACGCCAAGCCGGGTTTTGGAGATTCCGGCTCTGCCGCCCGCTTTTTTTACTGCGCCAAGGCAAGCAAGAAGGATCGGGATGAGGGGCTTGATATGTCGCCCGACCGGTTTATGGCGGCAAGCAATCAAGCGCAAGCACAGCTAAAGCGTGGGATTATCCATGAAGCTGAAAGCGGTGTTAATACGGTCAAGGTTCGCAAAAATAATCACCCCACGGTCAAACCCACCGCGCTCATGCGCTACCTCTGCCGCCTCGTCACGCCGCTCGGCGGCACTGTGCTTGATCCCTTCATGGGCAGCGGCAGCACTGGCAAGGCGGCTGTGCTGGAGGGCTTCAACTTTGTCGGCATCGAACGCGAGGCGGAATATGTGGAGATCGCCAAGGCGAGGATCGCGGCGGCGGAAGCGAAGCGCGGTGAGATGTTGCCGATGGAAGTGGAGGCGGCATGAGCAAGCGCGACCAACTTTGGAGCGACCTCACGCGGCGCAATCCGCGCCTATTAAATGATCCGCATTTCACCACGGCTGGGCTGCGCAAGTTTTTTGAGAAGGTCTATGACGCTGGATTCGATGCCGGCACGCTGGCCGCGCAGCCGCCGCGCATGAGCGGAGCTTCGGGTGCGTCGGCTTTTGAGGAGATTTTCGGAGGGTTTCGCCGATGAGCATCTCCGGCGTCGTTCCCCCACCGCCGCGCGTGCGCCCGTGGCGTGGTCGCAGCAAGGAGCCGCCGAAGTGCGGGGTCTGTAGCAAGCAGCTTCGTATCGACGACATCCATGGCGTGGACCCTCAGCTGGGTCCCATCTGCCGCGAGTGCGGGCCGCATGTCGTGGCCGCCAACAGGCTACTGCATCCCTTTTGGGTGTAGCGACATTCGCTATTCGCAAACCCCGAACACAAACAGCTTAAAAATTATGTTATTCGCAAAAACCAAAACCATCCCCCTCGACCGCTACACTGTAAGCACCGACTTTGACGCCGATGGCGCCCTCGGCTTTAGCCGAGACAAGGCCCCCGCTGCGTTTCTTTCTGTGATGCTTAACATTCAAGACCGCATCGCCGACGCCGCCACCTTAGTTGCCGCTATGGCCACGGCCAAGGAACCCGGCTACCTTGCCCATGCTGCTGGGCAGCTTAACGCCTTGCAAGAATTGTGGGACGACATTGAATCTCGCCGCGCGGATGCCTCGCGCTTGGAGTAGCTGCATACTTTTTGCGCAGTAGTTCAAGCCACGTTTGAACTATCGGCCATAAATGAAGCAAGACTCCATCTGCCGCCGCCGCTCTAAACATTCCCGAGCTATACCTTTTCGGGGCGCTCAAATTCACACACCTCTGTCGGCGACCGGTCGCTATACCCGCTCGGGAACTGTTGCAAACTGTCTGACCTTGCACGCAACGTCCTACGGTTTGTCACAAATTTTCCACACAGAAAGTGACTAAAAGTGTCACTACTTGTGCAGAAGTGTAGCTGATTCTATCCGGTTTGCCTTAGAAATCCAGCAATGGCGAAATCTTGGCACGCATTGTATCACAAAAGCCGTCGCCGCATCCTCCGCATTACCAGTCGCTTGCGCTTGCTTGTGTTTATTTGTGTTGACAACGTGTTACGTTGTGTTGTATTTGTATAGACAGAGGGACGCAGTGTGTCCGTCGCCCGGTTCTAACGTCCCGGTTCCCCCTTCAGACGTTTGGCGCACCTTTCTTGGAAGGTTTTATCCATGGCGACAGAAAAAGAGGCCGCGACAGCGGCGGGAGCGGATGATGTAGTTTCGATGGCACTCAACGAGTTGGGCATTAAGCGCCAACCCGAGGAGGCCAAAGAGGAATCCGCAGACAAAGAGACGATCTCTGACAACGCAGACACGACAGAGGAGCCAGAGGAGAAATCCGAAGACCCTGCTGAAGATGTTGAGAATGAAGAGGATGAGGCGGAAGAAGCCGACAAGCCCGAGGAACCAGAGGAGGACGAGGAAGGCGCCGAGGATAAAACCCACGGCGACGAGGTATCGAAGGACAAGGTTCAGCGCAGGATTGACAAGCTAGTCGCCAAGCAGCGTGAGGCCGAAGAAAAAGCTCAGGCCGCGACATCCGAATTGGAGCAACTGAAAGCCGCCAAGGCGGATTTGGAAGCCCAGCTCAACCAAAACAGCCGCCCCGTGCTGACCCCGAGCGCCGACAACCCGTTGGCCGATGTGGACAGCGACGAGGCCCTTCAACAGCGCATCCAGAATGCCCAAGCGGTTCGCCGGTGGGCACTTCAGAATACGGATGGCACCACGATCAAGCAGCCCGATGGCTCTGAAAAGTTCATCGAGGCAGCGGAGGTTAAGGACTATCTCGTCAAAGCTGACGACATCCTCACCATCCACGTCCCTGCCCGTAAGCAGTGGTTGGCCCAGCGTGAGCCGGCGGTGCAAGCCGCCAAGCAGACGTTCCCCGACATATTCAAGGAAGGGACCCCGCTCAACCAAGCCTACAAGGCCACGATCAAAACGGCGCCCGATCTCCTCAAAATACCCCAGCACGAATACTGGATCGGCCTCGCCCTCTACGGAGAGCAAGCCCTTATGGCCAAGCAACAAACCGAAGCCGCCAAGGAAAAGGCCAAGAAGTCTGTGTCCGCGAAGAAAGAGAAACCGCCCACCCCCGCCAAGCCCGTCAGCGCCGCCCGTTCTGCCAATCAAAAGGGCAGCCCTACGGCTGCAAAACAGCGGTTCTTTGAGTCGGATGGTTCGATGCGCGACATCGAGGCACTGGCCGAAGAACTCATCGGATAAACCCACAATAATTACTTAATCTAATATGTCTCAAGGACTTGTTCATCCGGCCGTCGGTTTGCGCGAAGACTTGGCCGACGTGATTTCCGTCATCGACGCGAAAAATACGCCCGTCACTTCACGCATCAAATCCGGCTCGGATCTTAATAATGGCTCTGTCTTTTCTTGGCAGGCCGACAGCTATAATGACCCGTCGTTCGACGGCGTCCTCACCAACGCCGACGTTACTACGTTCGACGATCCCGCCAAAAACCGCGCCCTGCTCTCCGGCCGCGCCCAGAAGTATCGCCGCTCGATCAAAGTGGACGACTTCGCGCAGAACGTGGACAACATCGCCGGTGTTGGCAAGAAGAAGGAAATGGCCCGTGGCGTTTCTCGCGCCCTTGTCGAACTCAAACGCGACATCGAAGCGAGCTTCTGCTCCGACGCCGAATCCCAAGAGCAAAACGGGGCAACGCCCTTCAAAACTCGCGGTCTCGGCAAATGGATTCAGGCCAGCGCGCAATCGGATCTTCCGGTTCCCGCCGCCTTCCGCACGCCGTCCGCCTCGGTGGACACCACCGGGACATCCACGCTCACCGAAGCTATCGTCGCTGGCATTCTTCAGAGCGTTTACGAACAGACCGGCACCATCGACACGATGGATTTGGTCTGTGGCCCGAACCTCAAGAAGCGTTTCGCTGAGTTCACCCGCTACACCAGCGGCGGAACCAACACCGCGATCTCGACTCGCCAATACACCGCCTCGTTGAAAGACAAGACGGTCATCAGCGCGGTGGACACCTACGTTGGCGATTTCGGCACCATTAGCTTGGTCCCGACATTGTTCAACGCCAAGGACGCAGCCGCCGCCGTGCAGCTCGCCCGCGGGTATCTGCTCAACATGGACATGCTTGAAGTCCGCTACGGCCGTCGCCCCCGCTTCCAAGAGTTGGAAGATCAGGGCGGTGGTCCCCGTGGCCTCATCGACGCCATTGCCGCGCTCGTTTGCTGGAACCCCAAGGGCCTCGGCAAGTTCGCCGCTGCTTCCTAATCGCAACAACTAACTAAGGAAAAAGCACCAAGATGAAAGTCTACGAACTGCCCGCAGAAACCAAAGCCGCCACCGGCTTCACCCACAAGGCGATTGTCACGCACGTTGACATCACCGAAAGCACCGCCGACACCGACCAGACCATCGCTCTCTTGAGCGTGGCCGCTGGCGATGTCGTCGAGAAGGCCGCCTACAAGCTCGTCACCGCGTTCTCCGATGCTTCGGATTCCGCGCTGAACGACACGAAGGTCCAAGTCGGCGACGGTGGAGACACCGACCGCTACATCGCGGCCACTCAGGTGAACGTCAATGGCACGGAAGTGCTGTTCGCCGCCAACGCGAACACCACGGCCTACGCCTACACGGCGACTGACACGGTTGACCTGCTCGTCGAGTCGATGACGGCCAAGAGCCTCAGCGAATTGGATGCTGGAGAAATCCACATCTACCTCGCGGTCTCGAAGCTCTCGTCGCTCTAAGCGTCTTAACACACTGCGGCCCCAGCAATGGGGCCGTAGCAGTTAGGATGTCAAACAATCTATGGTCTGAACTCGTCCTCGACCTCGGGGACGACATGGCCGAAGCGGTTAAGCAAGAGCTGATCACCGGCTGGAATGCCGATGCGGTTCTTGCCGCGACCCGCCAACGCCAGATCGCCGAAGCCAGCCAGCGCATAGAGCAATGCGCCATTGAAGGCATCGGGCAGAAGGACATGAGCATAGACGCCCATGCCTACTGGTCATGGGAAGCGGCGGAACCTGGCTGCTGGAAGGACCGAGCCTTCCGCGACTGGTTCAAGAAAAAAAATCCCGAAGTTGTTGTGCCCTATACCCCTCGCGCCACCACCGTCCTCCTATAATGATAAAAGCACCCAAACCCGAGGACATTACGTCGATGCTCTATGAGATCGACCAAGCGGACGCGGACGGCAGCCAATATGTGCAGCGCAAACTGCGCAACTGGAACACCCGCTTTTGCATCTGGCCGGGGCAAAGTGAGGACGGCAGGAAGTGGCAGGGTGCCAAAGGCCGGCAGCCGTGGCCTTGGTCTGGCGCCAGCGACGTGCGCGTAAGATTGGCGGACACGGTCATCAACGATCACGTCGCCATCTTGAGTAACGCTTTCTTCAAAAGCCGCGTGCAAGTGCAGCCGGTCGAGAGCATGGACATCGACAAGCGTGCCGCTGCGGAGATGGTGCTTAAGTGGCTTATGTTCCAGCATTGTCTGGACGACCTTCGCCGCGAGGTAAAGCTGGCCGCGCAATTCCGTGAGACCTACGGGCTGGCGGTCATGGCGGTGGATTGGGTGCAGAACACCCGCACCGAGATCAAGTCCTTTAGTCTGGAAGACGCGCAAATGATGTTGGAGCAGTCGCAAGACCCCAACCTCGCCGCCCTCTTGGAAGTGGTCATGGACCCGCTGCAAGAGGAGACTGCCGCCGAACTCTTAGGCCAAGTCATTCCCGAATTGGGAACAACTGTCAAAGTTCGCCAGTTCCGCGAAAAGGGATTTGTCGAATGGGAGGAGCCTTACGTTTTTGAATCCAAGCCCGTGTGGACGGCTTTGGAAGCGTGGGAAGATGTGATCTTCCCCATCCAAACTTTCAGCCTTCAACGCGCCGCGTTCGTTGCCCGCAGAGAATTGCTCACTGAAGTGGAGTTGCGCGAGCGCGGTGCCCTTGAGGGCTGGGACGAGGAATGGATCGAGCAAGCCGTGCAACACAAGGGGCAGCTTAAACGCATCTCGCTCAACATTCACCGCGCCGACCAGTTTCTTTACGAGCAACTGCGAGACCTGTGCGAAATCTGGCACGTCTATCGCAAGGAGAACGACCCCAAGACCAACGCCATCCGCGTCACACGCTCGGTCATTAGCTACCACGTCACGGATAAAGTTGCCGTGCATGAGTTGCTGCCCTACGCCCACGGACAATACCCTTTTATCGAACTCCCCCGCGAGCGTGCTACACGCCCCCTACTGGAAAGCCGTGGCATCCCCGAGTTGGTGCAGACGGCGCAAGAGGAAATCAAAATCCAGCGAGACTTCCGCGCCGACAGGGCCAGCATTAGCATCCTGCCACCGGTCAAGGTTCCCGCCAATCGTGGCAAGTTTGATTTGGTTCTTGGTCCCGGCCTGCAAATCCCCGAGCGCCGCCCCGGCGAGATCGAGTGGATGAATCCTCCTCGCCCCGACATGGGCAGTATCGAAGTAGAAGCCGCCACCCGTGCTGATGTAGACAACTATTTTGGGCGCATCAGCGACGCCGTTCCGCAGCAACGCTACATGCTTCATACACAAGAGCTTATCGACTCTTGGCTCATTGATATGAAGCTCTGCATCGCGCAGACGATGGCCCTTGCCCAGCAGTATATGACTCCCGAGGAGGTCGCGCGCATCACCGGCAATGCGCAGTTGGCATTCAACGCAAGCCCGCAAGACATCCGCGGACGCTTCGACATTACCGCCGAGTTTGACGCGCGCCTCCTCGACAACGAAGCGCTCGGGGCGAAGCTCGAATACCTCGCCAAGATTCTCGTCCCGATGGACAGCTTTGGCGTCATCGACCGCGCTGGCTTGGTCAAATACATGTTCCAAGCCGTTGACCCGAACTTGGCCGGCATGCTGGTGCAAGACATCGGCAAGGCCACGCAGGCTGAGATCGAGGACGAGCAGACCGCCTTCGCAAAAATCGCCGCCGGCACCGAGCCGCCGCTCAAAGAAGGCGGGCAAAACGCGCAAGTGCGCTTGCAGACCCTGCAGCAAATCATTCAGTCCAACCCCGCCGTGCAGCAGCGCTACGCCCAGGACGAAATCTTCAAGAAGATGATCGACGCTCGCGCCCAGGCTTTCCAGTTCCAGCTCCAGCAGCAGCAAAACGCAGTGATCGGTCGCGTCGGCTCGCAGCCCGCGCTCCAGCAGATGCAGCAAGACCAGCAGCTCGGCATGACCGCCCAACCCGCCGCCTAACGCCATGACACCTAACGTCCAAGTCCGCAACATCGCCGGTCTGAACATCCCGCAGCACGACCATGTGGCGTGCGCGTATTACGCCGGCACGAACAACCTCCAGACCGTGACCTACCGCGAGGGCGGCGCCACGGGGACCATCGTGGCGACGGTCAACTTTACTTACACCCCGACGCAGCCGCCGACCGCCAATGACGCGCTGCTGCTGAATGTCACCCGCTCTTAACCTTCCCACTTTCCCACCTTTCCACTTTCGCACCTCAAACCCATGGGCCTTCGCTACAATCCATTTTCAGGAAGTTTCGACTTCACGCGCTCGCCGGGGAGCTACCTCGACGGCGAAGTGGCGACGTTTGCGGATCTGCCGCTGGACACCGCCGCCGCTCCGCTCAATAGCGCGTGGCTGGTCCGCGAGGCGTCTGGATTGTATTTCCTCACCCGCAAGCCCGCGGGCATCTACATCCGCACGGCCACCGGCGGCACGGATCGTAACGCCGATTATACTTATGCGTCGGCCTTTCCGGACGTGTTCAGCGATGCCAATCTGGTCGTCTACTCGGATGCGGACTCAAGTAAGAATATCAAGTTTTCCGCCAGCAGCATCACCACCGGCCAAGTCCGCACGCTGACCGTCCCAGACGCCTCGGGCACCCTGCCGCTTTTGGAAACCGCCAACACCTTCACGCAAAACCAAACGCTGAACGGCACGAACAATGTTGCCCCCAACCAGACGGCGGCGAGTGGGAGCAGCCTCATCACCCGCGATCTTGGCGATGCGCGGCACCCGCAAAAAATGACCGTCACAACAACGGGCGTTTCTAATTTTTACTTAGCGGACCTTCTTAGCAGCGGCACAACAAGCAGCGCGGGGCAGGCTGGTTGGGAGGGAGGCGTTGTCTCTTTTCAAGCGGCCAGTTCTACCGAGAGGTTGGCATTTTGGCGCGGCGCAACTGGGGCCGTCGCCAACCAAAAAGCAAGGTTGGTTTTGCGCGGGACCGCCACGTTAAACCAAGGCGCATTTTGGACGGACAATTTTGCGGGCACGCTGACAATGCGTTTTCGCCTCAACCAAACGACCGCCTGCCAACTGACTGTCGGGCTGTCTTCGCCTGCGGCAGCGGGTGCAGGCACCATCACCGACAAATTTGGAGCCTACTTGCGCTACGATGCCGCGACCGACACGAATTTCATGTTCCAAAACGGTGCCACAGCAGCGAACGCCGTCAGCAGTGGCGTCGCTGTGGACACAAACTGGCACGTTGTCCGCGTGCGCTTTGTCAGCACGACCAGCGTGTTTTATTCGCTCGACGGAGGAGCCGAAACACACGTGACGGTCTCGACAGGGAGCGGCAGCGTGTCGCCTGCGTTCTTTGTAATGACGACGGCCAACACCGACAAAACCGCAGACTTTTCCGCCGTGACCGTGGAGGCAACGACATGACTCTCCGCCTCGCCAACAACAGCCTCACCCGCTACGTAGACCGCCAAGGCTACGCCGCCGCCGAAAACGTCCCGCTGCAAGGCGACCTCGCCGCTGTGGCCGAAGGTCTGCTCGCATGGCTCGGCGCACAACTCGCCACGGGCGAGACGCTCGCCGATGTGGTGCTGGAGGCCAGCGGCCAAGTGGCGACGGCTTACGAGACGGCCACCGACGACGACGGCAACGAGACACAAGTGCCGACCGCTTTCCGTCCGAGCATTTCCGCCGCCGTGTCCGTCACCGCGCCGCTCGGCTCGCGGACGTTTGTGGTTTCGAGCGAGAGCCTTCCGGATGCGCTGCGCGATGGGCTGGTGGCGGCTTGGGAGGCTTTGGCACAATGAAGACTGTAACACTTCAATCTATACTCCTCCGCGCATGGCAACGCGCTGGCAACGACGGCTCGGATATTTCTAATATCCCCAGCGGCGCCCGCACCATGATGGTCGCCGCCGCCAACGAACGTATCGCTGACTGCTGGGAGTGGGCCGATTGGCCGGAGCTGTGCCGGGTGGAAGCCCGCACCGTCCAAGGTGATTCGACAAGCGGCTTCTATATCGACTACGAGCAGGTCGGCGAGACGCCGATGGGCGAGATCTTCGCCGTGCTGCGCGACAACCCGGCGACGCATGTGGCGCCGCGCCAGATCGGCTACACGCTGCTGGGTGACGCTATTAGATTCCCCGAATCGACCAGCCTGCCGACCACCGTGTATGTGCGCTATCGCATCCGCCCGATAGACGTTCCCGCTCGCGTCCTAGCCATCGGCATGACCGCTGCGCTGCTCGAAAACATTTACCCCGCCGTCTTGGCCAAAGCCGTCGCCTATCTACTCACCGGCGACCTCCTAGAAGAAGACGGACAGATGGATAAGGCGATGCTCATGGAGCAAAAGGCCGAGAGCGAACTGATCTCGCAGCGGGACAAATATGTTTTCCAACAGAACCAACCGACGATGTGGACCGCCCGCGTCAACCAATACTAAATCTATGAATCCTAATGTAAGAACTACCAACCGTCAGAGCGGCGCCGTCAGCATCGCCGACACCAACGCCGTGAGCGGCGAATTTGTCAGCATCGACGTGATGACCGACACCAAATTCCACACTTTGACCGGCAACCTCTCTGGTGCCGCCAACGCCACCGAGGCGAGCGCCCATACGATCAAGGCCGGCACGACCATCGACGGCTACTTCACCGCGATCAAGCTGCACAGCGGCACGGTGATCGCCTACCGCAAATAAATTATGAGCCTGCTGCAAAGCCATCTTACTACGGTTGAGCGCGGCGCCTTGGGCACGTTCGCCAGCATTGGCAGTGCAGCGGTTTCTATGGTGTCCCACCTCGAAGTCTATCTGCGCGTCGCCGGCCTGTGTGTCGGCCTCGCTGTCGGCATTGTCACATTGCTTTCGGTCCTTCACGACCTTCGGAAAAAACAGAAAGAGAAATAATATGAGAAACTGGAAAACTACTACGATTGGCGTTTTGACCGCCATCATTGCCACCGCCACCGGCGCCCGCGAGTTCCTCGCCACCGGCAGCGTGCCGGACCTCGGCCTCATCGCTGCGAGCCTCATGGCTGCTTGGGGTCTGATCATGGCCAAGGACAACAATGCGCGCCTCTAAACATATCGCCGCTGGCCTGCTGTTCGCCGCCTTTGCCCTCCTAGGCACGGGCTGCGTGACGGTGGGCTACGACTTTCTGAAGCAGCAGGCGACGCTCACCTACACGCACCCGCCCAAGACGGACGGCTACAAAAAGTAACCCATGTGGACGTGGATCAAGAGAGTGTTTGGCAGCAAATCCGCGACTGGCCATCGGCCAGCCTCGCCGAGCTGGCCTTACGCATCCACAACCGTCTCCACGTCCGCAAAGAGCACGCCAAACTACGACGAGCGCCGGGTCAGCACGCCGAACAAAAGCCAGTCGCCGATTACCCCGCAGGCGATTGTGCTGCACCACTCAAGCGGCAGCTACCTTGGTGGCGTTGACTGGATCATGAACCCGCAAAGCAAGGTCAGCTACCATGTGCTCATCGCCCGCGATGGGCGGCGCACAGTGTTTGGCGACGATACCGCCCGCATGTGGCACGCGGGCAAAAGCTCCTGGCTGGGACGGCCGGACCTTAACTCTTGGAGCCTTGGGGTTTCGTGGGAAGGCAACACTTACGACGACCCGCTGGAAGATGCGGCGATGGACAGCGCCATTGAATATCTGGCGCCACGCATGAAGCAGTGGGGCATTCCCATGACGCGCGTGCTGACGCACGCCGATGTGGCTCCCGGGCGCAAGAACGACATTAGCCCCGCCGATGCGGCGCGGTTCAAAAGCAAATTGAAAGCGGCCCTTAACTAATGGCATTAGAAAGTCCAGTCCAACGCGACGGCGACGCCGGGTTCCTCGGCTTTGCCAGCCGGTTGAATCCCCTCACCTTGCCCGCGGGCATGTTGCAGGACTCGGTGAATATGCGGCTGGATCGTGGCGTGGCGCAGACCCGCAAGGGGAGCAAGCGCCTCACGGATACCATCGGCACGACGGGGGCGCCTCTGACTTTGGATTTCAGCCTCGGCACGGACAAGACCGTAAGCAGCCTCACGCGCTCGGTGAGCACGGCGACGGCAACCGCGACGGCCCACGGGTTCACCACCGGCGACCAGGTGAACATTCGCGGCGCCGCGCAGGCGGAATACAACGGCGACTTCATCGTCACCGTGACCGACGCCAACACCTTTACTTACACCGTGACGGGCAACCCAGCGACCCCGGCGACCGGCACGATCATCGCCAACAACGGCCCCGAGGTGCGCGACTCCTATGACGGCGGACTGTATGCGGCAGGGGTGTTTGCCTCGCAGAACTACGACAACGCCAGCGAATGGATTGCCCTCGCCGGACGCGACACCTGCTTCCTCTGGCGCGATGGGCAGTCGAGCGTGACGAAAACTTTCCCGCAGTCGCCGGCCGAGGTGATCGATGGCACGGACACGGTCTCGGTGGTGCAGGCGTTTGACCGTCTTTACATTTTGCGCGAGGCCGACCAGACGGTGGTGGGCTGGGAAAAGCGCAGCGTGACGGCGGGCGGGATCACAGTCTCAGGCACGACGGCCACGGTGAACCTGACGGCGCACGGCTACCCGCAGGGCGCACGCGTGCGGATCGACGGCAGCACGACACCGGCTTTCTCGGGGCACGAATACGACATCCAAAGCACGGCGACCAACAGCTTTACCATTACGGTGCCCAGCGGCACGGCGCCGGACACGACATTGACTGGACGCACGGTGCGGCGGGTCAAGCCGCCGATCTACTGGGATGGCGGCACAGGGGACTTTGTGCGGGCGGCGGCCGGCGTGCCAAGCGAAGGCGTCACCTACACCAAGATGCCGAGTGTCGGCTGGGCGAGCTACATCAACAACCGCCTCTGGATCGCCAAGAACCGCGACACGGTGGGCATCAGCGACGTGCTTGACCCCGATCTTTACGATCCGTTTTTCAACAGCTTCCGCGCCGGGGCCGGCGGCGATGATCGCATTGTGGCCATCCACCCATGGGTCGAAGGGCAGGCGCTCGTCTTCTGCCGCAAGTCGATCTGGCTGGCGACACTGAATCAGTTTGCCAGCACGGACGGCAGCGGCTTCTCAGTGGATACGCCGGTGAGTGGCCTCACGCTGCTGACCAACGAGATCGGGTGTAGCGCCCGCAACAGCATCGTGACGGCGGGCAATTTTGTTTTCTTTCTGTCTGACGCCGGGATTTACCGCCTCGACAGCCGCTTGGATCTCAAGCTGCGCGGCGACACCATGCCGCTCTCCGAGCCGATTGCCGATTTGTTTGGCACGGTGGTGCAGTCCCGCGTGGAGCGGAGCGCCTTCGGCATCTGGCACAACAACCGCTACCTCATCGCGCTGCCGATTAGCCCCGACCCGCTTGATGGGAACCAGCTCGTTCTCGCCTGGAACGCTCTGAACAATTCGTGGGAATACCGCGACACCTATCCCAGCTCGGCCAGCGTGAATATAATACTCGTCGGCACCTATAACAATCAGCGCCGTGTGTTCTCAGTCCCGCGCTCGGGCAACCTTTACTTGCTAGAACAAGAAGACAGCGCGCTCGATGACAACGCCGTCAACGCGGGAACCAGCCCGGTCACTGGCAGCATCAAGACGCGCCGCTACGACTTTGGCGACATGCACTCTAAGCGCTTCCTCCGCACGATTGCCGATGTGGTGATACCCGAAGGCGGAAGCGTCACGACGAAGATCAGCACGATCAATCCCGATACCGAAACTATTGTCGGCACGCTGACCAACGGCAGCGCTGGACCCGAGGACTATAATATGAAGACGCCGGTGCGCTACAAGGCGCACAGCGCCGAAGTGATTTACGAGACATCCGGTGGGCGGCCGGAAATACGATCCGCCAGCATTGAGGCATCGCCGAAGGGCCTGCCTTCGACCGAAACCCGATCAGCAGCATAATCTATGGCAAACTACGGCTACACCTTCACCAGCGGCGACACCGTCACGCCGACCAAACTTAACAACGCCCGCACTGTCAGCGAGATCGTCAATGCGGACATCGCCAGCGCGGCGGCGATTGTGGGAACGAAAGTGTCTCCCAACTTCGGGTCGCAAGCGGTGAGCACGACTGGAACCGCGACGCTGGGAACCTTGAGCGTGACCGGCAATACCACCTTGGGAGACGCAACGGCCGATACCATCACGCTTACTGGCACCGTGCAGCCGGGTGTGGTTGTTTCCGGCAGCAGCGCCGGTGATGCGGTGCGGATTACGCAGACCGGCGCGGGTAATGCTTTGACTATTGAAGATAGCGCTAACCCCGATAGCACGCCGGTAATCGTCGATGCCGCGGGCAATGCCGTGATCGGGCACACGGCCGCCTTGGCGGCGGGCGGCACAACGCAGCCGCTGACGGTAAGCGGCCTCGGCGCCACGCTGGTGCGGGCGGCGGCGGATGCGGTCGGCGCCGTGCTGATGTTTTGCAAATCGCGCTCGACCACGGTAGGCGGGGCGCGGGCGATTGTGGCCAACAATGACGAGTTGGGCGCGATTGAATTTGCCGCCGACAATGGCGCCAACTTGAGCGTCTTGGGCGCGATCATTCAGGCGTCCGTAGACGGAACACCTGGTAGTGCCGATATGCCGGCGCGATTGGTCTTTAGCACGACGGCGGATGGGGCGGCTTCGCCGACCGAGCGGATGCGGATTACCAACGCGGGCAATGTTGGTATCGCCAACACCTCTCCCAGTGAAAAGCTGCATGTCACCGGCAACATTAAGGCCAGCGGGTTCATCGACACCGACACATCGTTCCGAGGGCAGGCCAGCGACTCGGCTGGGGCACCGTCGTTCACTTGGACCGGCGACACAAACACCGGTATGTTCCGGCCGGCGGAAGACACGCTGGCCTTCAGCGAGGGCGGCAGCGAGGTGATGCGCATAAATTCTTCCGGCAACGTCGGCATAGGCACGGCTGCGCCCAGCACCAAGCTCGATGTGAGCGGCACGGTGACGGCCACAGCGTTTAGCGGTCCGCTGACAGGGTCGGCCACCACGCTAGCCACCGGACGCACCATCGAGCTGACCGGCGATGTCACGGGAACCACGGGATCATTCAACGGCTCGGCCAACGTGAGCGCGGCGACAACGATTGCCAACAATGCAGTAGACAACACCAAGCTGCGCGACAGCGCCGCGCTCTCCGTGATCGGTCGCAGCGCCAACTCCAGCGGAGACCCGGCCGACATTGCAGCCGCTACCGATGGCCATGTGCTGCGCCGCAGTGGGACGGCCTTGGGTTTTGGGCAGATTGCCACGGGGGGCATTACGGATGCGGCTGTGACCACAGCGAAGATTGCGGATGCCAATGTCACCACAGCGAAGATTGCGGATGCCAATGTCACCACAGCGAAGATTGCGGATGCCAATGTCACCACAACGAAGATTGCGGATGCCAATGTCACCACAGCGAAGATTGCGGATGCCAATATAACTCCCGCAAAACTTTCTCAACCGCTGACCCTTGCCACATCGCAAGCCACTACCAGTGGCACTAGCATCGACTTCACCGGCATTCCGTCTTGGGTAAAGCGGATTACGGTTATGTTTAGTGGTGTTAGCACAAGCGGTTCTAGCAACTATATTATTCAGCTGGGAGACGTTGGCGGTTTTGAAATCACTGGATACACGTCTGGAGCAGACAACAGCAATGGGAGCGGCATTGTCACATCATCAGCGGGCTTTATTCTAACTCAGCAAAACGCCGCCGCAACCGTTGCTCATGGCGGTCTGATTGTTGTTTCCTCAATTTCAAATAATGCGTGGGTTTACAGTTCTTCGCTATACACGACAACGCCGCGAATGCACATGGGCGGAGGAAACAAAACCCTCTCCGACGCGCTAACGCAGCTTCGCATCACCACTGTGAACGGCACCGACACTTTTGACGCCGGCTCAATTAACATCATGTATGAGGGCTAAGGATGCTGCCATGGCAACGCGCAAAAGCATGGTGGGACAACCACTCGACGCAAGACTTCTGGGAAGCAGTCGGCGAGCATCTGTCGGCGGGCTATGTGTGGAACTCGCCGGAGTGTTTCCTGCTGGCCAAAGCCTGCCGGTGGAACGCGGAGGAGCAACAATTTGAACTCGGGGAAGCTAACTGCTGGTTCGTCACTCTGGCTGCTGGCGCTCTTGGCACAGACCCTGTGCGGGAGTGTCTGCGCGTGGCACCGCATCCGCAGACCTATGTGGCCTGGTGCCGCCGAGGGGGCTTTGAGCCGCGGGTATACTATTGGGAGAAACTTATGAAGAAAGTAGGAGGACAATAATATGGGAGGAGGACCAAGCATTCCAGCACCGCCACCGGCGCCACCGGCACCGGCACCAATCGACTACGACAAGATGTATGAGGCCGCCACGCGCGGCGCCATCGCGCAAATGCGGGAGCAGGAGGCGCAGATCCAGCGGCTTTACCCGCAGATGACCGCGCTGCAGCTTGGCACGGCGCGCCAAGTGGCCAGTGAGCTAGACAACGAATACCTCGCCCGCACCCGTGGCGTGCTGGGCGAAGAACTCGCTGCGGCCGGGGCGCCTTCGTCCTTTGAGTCGGACATCCAGCGGCAGGCCGCGGCCGAATTTGCCGAGGGGCCAACGCTGGCAGATCGACAGATACAAAGCGCCGGTATGGGCGCGATGGATGTGCGGGCGGATCAAGTCTCTGGCCCTATGAATATCCGCGAGGTGTCGGCCCGCAATGTGCGCGCACAACAGGCGGCGGCGGCGCAGATGGGTCGGGTGGCCGACGTGAACGCGGTGAGCGCGCAGCGGGTGGCCGATGTGAACGCGCAGAATGTCGAGGCCGGAGCGCTCGGCGGCGCGCTCATGCAGCAAGCGATCCAGCGGGCCAACAGTGACGGAAGGCTCTCGCCGGAGGCATCACGCGATGCGGTGCAGTCGGCGCGCGCGGGGATGGCCTCGCGCGGCATGGCCACGGGCAACGCCGGTCTGGCGGCCGAGTTGCTTAATCGTGACCGCTATGCCCGCAGCCGGCAGGCGGAAGATTTGGCCTTTGCCCAAGGCGTGCAGCAGCAGGATGTGTCACGGCAGTTTGGCAACCAAGAGGCGCAGATGCGCGCGGCGATGGCCAATCAGCAGATGGCTGGTCAAATGTCCCTCGCCGACCAAGAGGCGGCGATGCGGGCGGCGATGGCCAACCAGCAGACGGCCTTCAATACCGGACAATTCAACGCGGCCAACCAGCAGCAGGCCAATCTGGCCAACCTCGACGCCTCGATGCGTGCCTCTCTGGCCAATCAAGATGCCGGACTGCGCGCATCCTTGGCTAACCAAAACCGCGACCAGACGCTGGGGCAGATGTTTATGCAGGCGCAGATGGCCAACCAGGCGGCGAACCAGGCGCAGCTCGCGCAGAATCGCAGCTTCATGCTTTCGGCCAACGATGCCTTCAACGCGGGCAATGATCGCCGCATGAATCTTGCCCTCGGGGCCAATCAGCTCGATCTCGCCCGCCGAGGTCGCCGCATCACCTTGGCTGAAGGTTACGGAGCGCTTGATCCGTATGCGCGAGGCATCAATTCGGCCTTCCAGCTTGGCAGCGCCACGATGGGGCAAGGAACCAGTCTCATCGGCAACACCTTCAACAATGCGGTGCAGACCGCCGGCAACGTGGAGAGCTTCAACGCGAACATGGCGGCCAACCGCTACAATAGTTGGGCCAACAATGCGGCTGCGCTGCAAGGTGCGGGAATGCAGGCGGGAGCGGCCAGCCAAGCGGGCACTATGGGAATGGTCGGCTCCGGTGTGGGCGCCGCTATCGGCATCGCAGGCATCGGCATCGCTATCTAATGGATCAACTCGTCACAGACACCTGCCGCAAGGTGGAACGCTGGCTCGCGGCCAGCGCCAACCCGGTCGTGCTCTGGAGCGGCGGGAAGGACAGCACCGCGATGCTGCACCTGATCCGCTTCAAGGTCGGCGCCAAGACGCCGGTGGTGCAGTGGCGGGAGCCGCGGTTCCGGCACCGGTATGCGCATTCGGACATGCTGGCGCAGGCTTGGGATCTGGAGGTCTACGATTGGTCGCCGATCAGCTATGCGCTGACGGACGGCTACGACATCGAGACCGGCGTGCCGCGCTTTGACTTTGTGAAGATGTATGAGATGGCGCCGCGGAAGGTGATGTTCCTTTGCCTCGGCACCGAGGAGCCGCAACCCGAGGAGCTGGCCAGCGGACGGTATCTGTGCGGGCTGGACGCGCTCAAGCGCCCGACCGGGACGTTCAATTTTCCTTGGGACAGTGCGTTTCACGGCCAAAAGAGCGCCGACGTGGACTTGATAAAAGGCCAAGTGCCGCTGGCGCAGGACGCCTTGGTGCAGGCCGGCGTGCCGACCCAATACTATCCCATGCGCCATTGGTCGGATGCCGACGTGTGGAATTACCTTGAGGCGGCCGGCGTGCCGAACGACGAAACCCGCTACGAGAAGGCGGACGGCGTCTGGAGGCACCGCAAGGACAAGAGCGCCAACAGCGACTACTACCCGGTCTGCTGGAACTGCATCAACCGGCACTTGGGCGAGACGGTATACTGTCCTAAGAACTCATGCGAGACGAACAACATCAGCTCTCTGGCGCCCTACATCGACCTACAATCGGAAGCGCAGGGCTTCCGCCCGACGTGGCAAGATTCGACTGTGAACGGTGTGGGGCATGCTGCTCTCACAAGTGGAGCTGGCCCGTCCTACGACGAGACCGCTCCGACGCTGCTGCCATCCCGCCATGGATGCTGCGCACCGACTACCCTTTGATGAAGACAACGAACCATAGATGCGTGGCGCTGACCGGCAAGGTCGGCTGCGGCGTGTCGTGTTCTATTTACAATCACCGGCCGGCAGCCTGCCGCGCTTTCGTGCCGGGTTCACCACTGTGCCTCGAAGCACGGGCTGCGGCGGGAATACAGGAGGAATAAAACTATGTTTGCATTTGACCCAGGAGTGAATGACGAGAGCGGCCAGATCCTTGGCAAGTATGGAGTGATGGCGGCCCAAACCACCGCCGATGCCAATGTGAAGCTGGTGGACAATATCGGCAGCGCGCTAGTCGGTCTTGCTGGAATGTATGCCGGCAGCGTGGAAAAAAAGAATGCGCTCAAAGGTATGGACAGCGCCGTGGGGGCCATGGCCGATGCAGGCGCGCTGCCCAAGGGATTCCTCAATCAATACAACCAGCTCGACGACACCACCCGGCCGTTTGTTTTTGAGGCCATTGCTTCGCCCATGTTTAAGTCCTTCAACGCTGGCCAGTCTGCCGCTGCGCAGGCGCAGGCTTGGGATCAATACAAAAACAAATGGGGTTCAAACGCCGGCGGTGGTGGTGGCGCCATGCCCTTTACCTACTAGCACCATGGATATGACCAACTCCTTAATGGACTTCCGCACGTTTGCGCGCGTGGTTCTACAGCGCACGCCTGGAGCGCGGGTCGGCGTTGAAGTTTCCGAGGCAGAGCATGAGTCGGACAAAAAAGCTTACGACTACTACGTCAAAAAGGGCATTGACCAGTCGATGGCGCAGCCTCAGTCGCCTCCGCAATTCATGTCGCTGACCAACTCGGAAGGCCGCGTCATTGACGTGCTGATGAAGCCCAATGGTGAACCGATGGTAGTGGAACCGAAGGTGCAGAACACCCAGCAGGGTATGTTCACTATGGCCAACCCGACTAATGCCGTGCCGATTGTTGACCCGCGCACAGGGCAGCAGTTGCAGGGCTATGCCGCTGACCCGATGATGGGAGGCATGCCGTCCCCAGCGCCATTGGCTGGCGGAGGGATGGTGGCGACCAATGCGCCGACCGCTGCGCCTGTGCAGGCGCCCGCCCCCTCGCCCACACCCTTCCCCGAGGGCGCGGTGATTCGCAGCAAACGTGACGGCAAAAACTATCGCATCGTCAACGGACAGCCAGTTCCCGTAGGACCGTAAATGGCATACAACCCAGCAGACTTTGAGCTTGTCGAGACACCGGCAGGCTCCGCTTCTCCCTACAATCCCG